GCGGGAGCAGGGCGTATATATCAGTCGATACGCCTGACGGACTCAAGCCGATATATACACGGATCAGCGGACAGATCGTCGTAGACATGGAAGATCTGCCGGTGGAAAAGGAGGTATAAAAAGTGGCAAAGACAGGATATCTCAAGGTAAACGTAAGAACAGATAAAGAGGGCCGCTGCGTTGTCCAGCAGCTTGACGGCGGCGTTGAGTTCTATGCTGATCCGGCCTATCTGACGCTCACGAATGACATCGTAGATCTGCTGGATAAGGAAATGAGCGAAGACAAAGCTATTTTATTTCTGAGGCAGAGCGGATGGCTGGTAAAGTATGAAAGGGAGATCCACGATGCGGCGAACAAAGATCTGATCGATGAGAACGAAAGGCTGAAGCGTCGTGTCGGAGATTACACCCTTCAGATCGAGCAGCTCCTGACCCAGATCAAAGCGTATCGCAAAACGATCATGGACAACCAGGAAATGAACGACAAGAGAGCAGCCGATTACCTGGCGAACCGCGGCTGGAAGGTGGTGGCCAATGATTATTTTGCAGAAGCACCGGAAAGGAAGGAGAAACGAGACGTGACAAAGAACAATGAGATCGTAATTGACGTAAAGACCCGCGGGATGGAAGAGGCACAGGAAGAGATCGAGGCGCTGGCCGATGCCTATGACGGCTTCCCGGCCCAGGTGAATATCAAGGGCGCCAGGGACTGCGTCTTCAACATCTATCCCAGTCAGACCAAGATTATCGGTATGGACAGCGATCCGGAAGGTGGTGACGGGGAATGAGAGCGCTTCAGGAGATAGCTGCAGATCTGTACAGACTGGCGGAGCATTACACACTGGAATGCAGGATGGAGGTCCACGATGTGAACACACTGATCAGCCTGGCGGATGAAGTCGACCGGTGGGCCGGGAAGCTGGAGGATGACTGCAAATGAAGAGGAAACCTACGCCCGGGATCCGCAAGGCAATGCAGGCCGACAGGGAGCTGGAGGAAGAGATCAAGCGCTGGGAAGTCATATCCTTTGCGGCCGCGGTCCTTGCGATGCACCGATATTACGGATGGACCAGGGCACAGCTCCTGGAGATGCTAGAGCACTGCGCTGTGATCTGCAAAGACTGCAGCAGCACGAACCAGCTGAGCCTTATTCAGATGCTGGATGAGGAGACCGGCATCGAGCTTCAGAACGGCGACGACCGGAGCTGGAAGGAGCTGGCCTACCTGAACGCCTCACTGGTGCCGGGGACCAGGATGACCACGTCTCAGTGGATCTACATGCGCAAGCGGCAGATGAAGTGGGTGGGGCCTCAGCTGATGGCCTGTATCCTCCTGGGCCTGCACCGGGCAAGAGGTTACGCCTTCAGGTCCCTCAACAGGATCTACCAGCAGATCTCCGGGATAGAAGCTGAGTACGGATACGACAGGAACGCACTGCACGCTGCCTGCATGGAGGAAACCGGAATCAGCGCGGTGGAATATGTGAATGACAGGGTTGACGCCCTGAGGAAAGAAGGTGAAGACGATGGGCAGATTAGCTGACTCGATCGGACGGCCGGCGCTCCTGGAGCAGCTGGCAGAGGAAGGTACTGAGCTCGCACATGCGGCGCTGAAGCTGGCCAGGAAGCTCCGGGGAGAGAGCCCTACTCCGGCAAGGAAGGAAACTCTCATAGAACATCTGATGGAGGAGATCGCGGACGTGGACGTCGTGCTTTCGGAGCTGGCGGGCACGGAGATCTACGATGGTGAAGCGGTGGCCCGCATGTGCAATATCAAGGCACGCAGGTGGGAATCCCGGATCAGTGAGATGGATGACAAGAAGAATGAATGCTAAAGAATATTTATCACAGCTCAAGAAGCTCGGCTACCTGATAGACCATGAGCTCATTGAATACGCCACACTCATGGAGCGGGCAAAGGCCGACTCCTCTCCCGCACTGAAGGAACGTGTCCAGACCTCTCAGCTGATGGAGCCCATGGATGATGTGATCAGTGCTGTGGACATCAGCAAAGGGATCGAGGCTAAGCAGTGTGAGTATCTGCAGAAGCGCAGGGAGATCGTAGATCAGATTCACTCAATGCCGAATCCGCTGTACGCCAACGTCCTGTACAAGCGGTATGTCCTGGACTATAAGTTCGAGCGGATCGCAACGGACATCAACCATACTTACAGGTATACTATCAACATCCACGGATTAGCGCTCCGGGCATTCCAGAATCAGTTCCTTTCGGAAAAATAATGATGTGACACAATGTGACATTCATATGTGTTACTCTAGTATGGCCAGAACAGGCGAAGGCATCGGTATAACAGCCGGTGCCTTTTCCTATGCCTGGTTACTTCATTTCTCCCTTTTCTGTTTGACGCGCATGCTCACCTTGCACGTGGTCTGTTCCTGCGTGCAAGGCCGGGTATGTGAGCGCACGGGGGGAAGGTAAGGAGAAACCCATGCCGCGAAGACCCAAGCATCCCTGTGCATTCCCCGGGTGCCCGGAGCTGACTGATAAGAAGTACTGCCCCGAACACACGAAGGTCATGAATGCACGGTATGAGAAGTACAAGCGGGATCCGAAGACAAGGACCAGGTACAAGGGATCCTGGCCAGCCATCCGGGACGCCTACGTCAGCGCACATCCCTTCTGTGAGATCTGCTATAAGAAGTGGATGGACGCCGGATGCCCGCCATCGATGGTACCTCCCAGGACTGAGCATGTGCACCACATCCGTCCGCTCCGCGAGGGCGGGACGCATGCGGAGAGCAACCTGCAGGCCCTGTGCAAGAGCTGTCACTCCCGGATCCACGCCGAGCGCGGCGATTTGTGGCATGACAGATAGTATATTGTTGTTATTTTCGGAAAATTCCCGGAGGGGGAGGGGAGAGTCAAATCCCTGTTCGGGGCCCCATAGGGAACGGCGCGGGACCTTCGCGCGAATTTTCGCAGAATCAAACGCCCCGATTGGGGCCCGGACATCAAAAGGAGTACTGAAATGAATGGCTAAAGATGGCACCATGAGAGGGGGCCGCAGGGCCGGATCCGGTGCCAAAAGGAAGCCTCTGGCGGACAAACTGGCCGAGGGCAACCTCGGACACCGTCAGATCAGGGTCCTTGACATGGCGCCTCCCGGAGACATGCCTCCCGGAAGGGAAATGCCGAAGCCGAAGGCCTTCCTGAGCCGGAAGCAGGAGAATGGAAAGACCTTCATGGCCAGGAAGATCTATAAATCTACCTGGGAATGGCTGGCCGAAAAGGGAGTCGCCCAGCTGGTCAACCCTGACTCCATCGAGCGCTATTCCATGAGCGCTGCACGCTGGATCCAATGTGAAGAAGCGATCAGTGAATACGGTCTGGTGGCCAAGCATCCCACAACGGGAGAGCCGATCGCCAGTCCTTTCGTCAATATGGCCGAAAAGTATAAATCGGCCATGGCCCGTGACTGGGCCGAGATCTATTCCATCGTGAAGGACAACTGCTCGACAGACTACTCTGCCGGCAGTCCTCATACCGACATGATGGAGAACCTGTTCAAACAGAAAAGCCTGTAAGCGCCTCGACTAAGGCGCTTTTTTTGATGGAGAGAAATGAATTACACACCGACAGAGTTCATGGCGCCGACATCGCACTATGACAAGGGCGCTGCCGATTTTGCCGTGGCATTCATTCAGAGCCTGCGTCACACAAAGGGCCAGTGGTACAACAGGCCATTCGAGCTCCTGGCGTGGCAGGAAAAGATCATCCGGGACATCTTCGGAACCCTGAAAGAAGACGGCTACCGGCAGTTCAACACCGGTTATATCGAGATCCCCAAGAAGCAAGGAAAGAGTGAGCTGGCGGCAGCGGTCGCCCTCCTGCTCCTGTGCGCGGACGGAGAGCAGCGTGCGGAGGTATACGGCTGTGCAGCCGACCGTCTGCAGGCAAAGATCGTTTTTTCAGTAGCGGTCGACATGATCAAGCTCTGCCCGGCGCTCATGAAACGCTGCAAGATCCTTGAATCCTCTAACCGGATCCTCTTCCTTCCGACCAACAGTTTCTACCAGGTCCTGTCTTCAGACGTT